TATAGTAGCCCCACTAACTATTGTACCTGTAGTAATAATGTTTGCCCAACCCATAAGTTTTTGCATACGATCATAAGTAAGAATACACGCAGTACCATCATCTTTTATACACCATATAATTTGTTCAGGATTTTTTTGTACAAATATTTCTTTTACACCTGTACCTGTAATATCTTCACTTAATACATTTAAATCATTAGCAACAAATACATCTGCTTCTCTACTATATATAAGTTCTCTTAATTTTAATCCATTACGTTGTACATATACTACCACATCATTTGCTACTACTGGTTGTACTTTAGCAGACCCATATGAGTTTTCTACTTGTGTATTAATATTAGATGCAGTAATTAAAGCATCACCATCAACAGACTTAACAGATACTGTTCCTCCATCTGTACCCATAAACAAATCTCTTTTAGCAATTAAATATTGTGCTTTTTCAGGACTATCAACTGTTCGTTTGATGGCCATGTCTGATGTAGCACCAGGTAAGAAGTTAAATATATCTCCTGATATAGACCCAAAGATAGTTGATGGCTCATCTTCTGATCCTGTAAAAAATAATCTGTTTTGATAAAATTCTGCTGCTGAAGGAAATTTTCTAAAGTTTGAAAATGCTGCTTCATTCCAAGTAGTTGTTGTACCTGTACCACCAAGTGGTGATAATACTTCTACTGTTGCTGTTGTTTTTAATCCACTACTTGCAACGTCAGTAATTTTTACTAATCCCTTTGTAAAGTTTTCATCAGCTTTTATTTCATATTTAATAGTACCACCAGCACTATTTTCTAAATCATGCACTAATTTTATTTGTGTATTACCATCTTCTGCTATAGGTGTTGAATAACTAAAGTTTCGTGCTGTACCATTTGTAGTATCACCAAGTACAATGTAATCTAAAAATCCAGCTCCATCATTTTTATCTCGTTGTATTTTTACTGACCCTAAAAATGTACCATCTGTTTGCACATTCCATGTACTAAAACTAACATCTAATGTTGATGATGATGTTTCTGCTGTTGCATTAGATTCACCTGTTACTGTTTTTTGTGCAGGTGTTCTAACATGATCTATTGCCCAAGTTGATCCTTCATGTGTTTCATCAAATATAGCTGTAGAAGCTGTAAGAGTTTTACCTGTACCAACTGCTTCGTTACTTATAGCTAATGTAGTTGCCGTAATGTTTTGGTCCATAAGAGGTGGATATACAAAAGATACTTCTTCAACAGTAAATGTAGGTGCAATCGTAGCACGAACTAATTTAATTGGCTCATGGTTTGGATGTGTTAATATTAATGTATCAAATCGTCTAATAGCTTGTATATCAGGTAAATCACTTTCTGTATATGGTACTGTACCTGTAACATCACTATCTGATACTTGAGTACCATCAGAATTATATACTCGAATATATCCAATACCTACTTCAACAATATAATTAGTATCAGCAGAAAAATCAAAAGGTATAAGTTTTACAGCTTTATCACCAGCACTACTTACTCCTTTTGTTTTAGCAATAAACTCTGTGCCACTACGTCTTTCTACTCCACCTTGTGATAGTACATAAAAATTATCTAAATCACGACAACCTGTCTTGTACATTTCTAGGTCAGAACGACCATCCATTTTTCTTGATAGTTCACCAGAGTTAAATGCTTGTATATAACTTATAGCCAAGATTGTCTCCTATATTATTGGTGAACTGTAGTTTCTTGATACTAGGAAATTGCTTTCTTCGTTGTCCCAATTTTTGTTTTCTATTGTATCAATACTACGAGCAGCAGGTAGTATGATTGTTTGTAATTCTGTTAATAAATTGTTTTTAAGTTTTTCATCTAGGTGCATAGGCACAGCAAGTTTCATAGCTAAACTACATATAACTGCTTGTTGTGCTAATGGGTCTAGTATACTAACATCTTCCGGTTTAGCTACATATTTAAGATATGCAGCATCATAATCTGTTAATACTTCTCCTGATTCTATAGACCATTCTGTTGTATCATCATATGCTTCTGTAGATGCATATAAATTAATTACTCTAACAAAATCTATTGGTAATGCGTATTTAAATTGATATTTAAAAGCAGGTGCTTCTGCTAACCTAGTAAGTTGTGTTCGTTTGGTTGCAGAGTTCCAAGGGTATAATCGTAAAGTTTCAACCAATGCTTGATCAAAAAGAATGTTACAAAGTTTTGCAGAAAAAATAACGCCATCATCTGTGGCCTGTGAAACATCAAGTGAAGCGATTGTGTCTGCACCTACTTTAAGAAGTGCATGATTACATATTTCTATTTTACCTAATGCCATGTTTATCCTTAAAAAATGGTGGACTTATACTAACCGAGAAGGTAGTTAGATGCCACCTGATATTACTTGTTATACACCAACGTAGTAAAAGATTTGACCAGTACAAGTAATTGATCCACTTACTGAATTTGATCCACTTACTACAGCAGTTACAAGACCTATTCCTGTAGCAGCTACAGGTGCTTCATCCCAACCCGAATGGATTGTAACAGCACCACCATTTATAGCACCCATGCCACCAGCAGTTCCAATTTGTACATCATCAATTTTAAAATTAATTCTTGTACTACTATCGCTACCTAAAGCACCACTAGTTTGTAAAGTTGCATTAAGAACAACTGCACCTTGTGGTAATACTGTTAAGTTGAATGTGTCTTGAGCAGCAGCAGCTGATACAAAATCAAACTTTGCAGTTTTAACTTCAACTGCATTAGTGTTTGAGTCAAACAACTTTTGTGTGCCATCTTTGGCTGTACTTGCAGTAATGGTTGTATTAGCACCATATACTTCAGTAATCTGTGTTGAATTTGTTGCCATCTAATTATCCCCCTTAACCTGCGTTAGCACCTGATTCTTTAACACCGATTTGAACAACTTTCTTTTCTTCCATACGAACAGCACCTGTTCTCATGCAAGAGTAAGCATAGTAGTTAAATCTCTTATCGTCACGCTTGCTAATCTCTGTCATAATTTGAGGATTAGTAACTTGACGCACGGCAGAACGAGTATATGCAACACAAGCTCTCTTACCAGCAGTAGTTGATCCACCACTTGCTGCAACAGGAAGATCGTCAGATGCTCCCCAAGAAAGGTTTGCTATATGGTTTGTTCCGTCAGCATCATTTGCATCATTTACAAATGGAAGCTGATTAGACTTGATGATTTCGAATCCAAAGAATGTATTCATATCACCACTAACTAAAGACTTAATATTATTGAAGTCAATAGAAGCAACAGTTGTGTTAGTCAATAAGTCTTGTAGAGCTTTAGGACTAACAGCAAGATATGGTTTATTTAATGGATCAGAAAGATCAACTCCATTAGTTTCCATAATCTCTCTTGCTTCAGCAATCTTATCAATAGTAAGACCTTCGTTGTTATGAGCAATCTTATTAGCAGCAGCTAAATCAGCAGTACCACTTCCTGTTTTACCAGTTTGTGAAGTACCGAATAATCCTTTTAAGAACTCAATGTCATACTTACGCATAAGTGCAGTTACTTGTTGCTGAACATATTCTGATTCAGGATTTACAAGCATTTGAACTTTATCGAACTTATCTAACATTAATCCAACGTCATACGCAGTAGCAACTACTCTACGTCTGTCGTGAGATATGTCATTTTCAGGAGAATCAGCATAGCGAGAAGTAACCTCGTCAGCAATAACTGATCCTAACTGATCGTAATATTTTTCTTCACCTTCAATAGATTCTTCAAGGTGAGTGCCTTTAAATTTACCACCGATTGTTTGAGTAAGTAAATCTAGAGTAGCACCATACTGCTTTACGAATGCAGTTGTTATACTAGTTGAAGCCATTTTATATCTCCTTTGTTAATAATTGGCTAATTAATTTACACGACTAATCGGCTCTGATTATCTCCAAAAGGAGGTCTTGCCTGCCAGTTTACGTCTGGGTTGACGCTAACTTACAGAGTTCTAAAAATAGGTTATCTCTTTCGTTAAAAAAATAATTACTATATGCTACTTATATATGTCAAGACAAAACTTTACAAATTTTCACCTAACTTATTCATTAGGTCCATACGTTTATCTGATATATGTTTAGGAATTGGTTTACCTGTTTTAAGATATTCTTTAACTTCTTGTTCAACATCAAACAGTTGATCACGAACACCTGCCATAGTATTAGTTTGATGATGGCCTATTTCAGGGTCATCTCCAAATTTAGTAGCTATTTTTCCTAATGCGATTGCAAATGATGGGTCTTTTAATAAACCAGCTTCTTTTGCAAACTCAATATTTTCTTTTGGCATACCATTAGCTTCAAGCATAACTTCAATACCATTCATCATGCCATCATAACTGTCACCCCATTCTCTACGAAGTTCAGTTTCCATAGCTTGCATATTTTCTTCAACAGCTTTGTTATCCTCTTCAATACTATTAGCTACAAAACCTAAATACCAATCAACTAAATTTTCAGCTTGATCTGCACTTGCACCTATTTTAAAGATTTCTTTTTTAAACTCTTCAACTGCATCTTCAAAAAAAGGTGCTGACTCTTCTCCAACCACTTTAGTAAACTCATCACCAATGGTAAAATCATAGCCGTCGACATCTTCAGGTCTACCCAATTTATTATAAAAAGCATCCCACTCTTCTTGCGAAGCATCTGACTTCGGAATATCACCTTTTTTACCTGCAAAGCTCTGAAGTTCTTTAATATACTTTCCAACTTCATTAGCATCTTTGCCCTCCAGGTTTTTCCAAAATCCTGCTGATTTAATATCTTCATTATCAATTTGTGATAACATACTATCAACAAATGATTCTGATGATTCTTCTACAGATGTTTCTTCTGCAACTTCTTCAACTACTTCTTCAGTAGTTTCTACTACTTCTTCTTCACTCATTAGTGACCTCCTCTATGGGTTTCATGTTAATTTGTTTTTTTATACTTAATATTACATTTCGTAAAGCGTTCATCTTTGCTTCAATTATAGGATCATTATACTCTGTTTGATCTTGCCATTTACAAATACCTACTAAAAATTTTGTTACTAGTAATGCATCATTATTTTCTATCTTAAAAAGATTTACAAAAGCTCGTCTAGTTTCTTCTGATAAATCCTTCTCACTATCCCACTCAAAGTCGTAGGTTACTTTATCAACTATATCCATCAACCCTCTGCTTCTTGATTAACTAATGCTTGAACAAACTCTGCACCACTACCCTCTTCAGGTGCTTGTCTTGTTTTAGCGTATGCGTCACTTAATGCTTGTGCTTGCATTGCTTGTTGTTGTGCAGCAGCAGCTTCTGCTCTACCATCTCTTATTTCTTGTACTGCTTCCTCTGATAATTGTAAATCTATTGGCATCATATTTACTTCTTGAATAAATCGTGCTGTTTTATCAGGATTTAAATTATCAAATATTTCAGGTTTAAGTTGTGCTATCTGTGCCATTTGTTGAACAGCAGTCATTGTACCAAACAACTCTATCTGTCTTGATGCTATAGATGCTTTACCTACTAAATCAAAATCAAGACTAGCTTCTGATAACTCTTCTATTTCAAGTTCTCTAAATGCACCAGCTCTTAACATAATACTAAATGCTCTTTCTAATGCTGGTTTAACAAAATATTTATTTAATCTATTTACAGCCGGTGTAAGAAACTGTAATGATAAGTTAAGTCTTTCTTGTGACTCAAATGCTGTCATGTTTTGTTTATTATGTAATGGATTGAATAATGGAATATAAAAAGCATCCATTACTTCTTGTTCTTTTTTCTGTATCATCTGATCATTAACAACTATATTATCCATTGGTCGTAGTTGTTCAGGTTTAGATAGTGGATTACCTGCGTTATAATATATAATAGACCCTTGATCATTAGATATACGTCTAACACTACCATCATTTGGTGCTAACCAGGGTGGGTTAGATACTCTTTCAGCACCACGAATACGAGCAACTTCCATTCTATTTATCATAGGAAGTGTATTAATTACTTCTGATGCAGGACTTCTACCATACTTTTCATAGTTTGTTTTATAAAAACGACCTACAGAATAAGGCATTTCATCAAATCCTGATTCCATTACTATTTCTTTTGTAGTTAAACTAACATAAATTGATGCAACTTTTTTATCTTCTTTCTTATCTGTGTTAGGAGTATATCCACTTCTAGGCATAACCACATGAATAAACTCATGCTCTTTAGTTTGTGTAGACATATTCTCTGCTTCTTGTCGTATACGTTCTGGACAATCTTCACCAAACTGCTGTAATGCTTGTCTAGCAGTAAGTTTAAACTCACGAATAACAGTATCTACTTGGCCTTGATAGTTTTCACAAAAATAAAATTGATTAATATAATGTGATCTCCAGTTAATAAAGTTTTTCTTATCTGACTCACAATATAATGTAGTTGTTCCAATGTATCCACAATGGTCAATACATTGTCCCATCTCTTCATAGAAGTTTGAGTTTTCTATAGCATTAATAAATTTTTTAGATACAGAAGATAATGCACGAACAACATTATCATTAGACATAAGTTCACGATCAACAGTTACTACTCGTATCCAATTTTGTCCTTGTGGAAACAAATGCGACATCATACCAGCTGTAAACATACGTCTTGCTTTTATACCAATATCTGTTACTCGTTGTGAATCTGTACGTTCACCTGCTGTTTTTTTACTTTGTATATCATCTGCTTTTGGATTGCAAAACTCTGCACAGGTTTCATATATATCATTAAAGTTACTTCGTTCTGTACTCGTTTTTTCACGATTGTACATCTTAATTAAAGATTTAGCATCCATTATATTGTTTGCCCTCTAGTAGCACCCATACGAGATGCTGTTTGTTTTCTTAAAGTTTTGAGATAATTAGCATATCTTTTATCTTCATCTGCTTTTTTTCTTTTTGTTGCATTTGCAGCAGCAGGTCCACCAGTTATTCGTATATTACTAGGATTTTCTTTTAAAAATTCTGCTTTAGATAGTTCTTTTTCAGGTGTATCTGTAACTGTAGCTTGTACAACTGGTGCTAATTCTGTTGGCCCTGCACCAAGAACTTCTCCACTTGCTCCTAATGTTTGCCCACGAGTTACAAATGCACCACGTCGTTGTCGCCTAGCTATTTCTTGACGCATAGTTGGAGACTGATATGCTACTGATATATCTTCAACCGGTGGTGGTGGTGTTTGAATTGGTGGTGGTTTAGGTGTTCTACTGCCGCCTCCCATAAATTAATCTCCTTATCCTATCTACTTTATAACATTTGAGTGGTTTATCTTCCCCTCGTTCAAATAATGCCCACTCTAATTCATAGGGTGCGATTTCAAATAAACGAGAAATATCCCCTGCTGCGTAATGTACATACCAACAATTTAGATTGTCAAGCTCTTTCTTTTTATTTTTTAACAATGCATCTTTGTTATGCATGATAGCCATAACAAAAACTTTATCATCACTATACACCACTCCATGAGTCAGATAAAAGTCCATTAGACTCTCGAAATCTTTTCCATAACGGTCTTTCGCTAGTTGTATTGGATTCCCAATCGACATATTCTTCTGCCTTCCCTACTGTGTTTGGTAATTTTATTTGTTTGCCTGTTGATAAATAAGGATGTACAAGATTTAAATGTATTCCCATAATCATTGTTCTAAATGCATCAGCTGCATGAGAGTGTTTATCATGTACAGGTCGACCACTTGGTCCTTCTCTATAATGCTCAAGATGTTCTAGTAAATCTTCACACCTAGTATGAATATATACTTCTCGCATCTTACGTCTACATATTTCTATATCTTGTAATACCGAGCTAGTTTTAGGTACACGTCTAAAATCTATTCCTACTTCCTTTGCTGTAGATACTAGATCACCAAATAACATACGCTTGGATACATCATGGGGTGCAAAGTGACCCCCATACTTATAACTTTTACTATTTATTACTATTGCATAATCTTCTATTTTCTTACCACTAGACTCGTGATAATCAATAATTATAGGTTTGCCATCTATAACTTGTGCAAATATTATGGCTGTAGCATCAGAAGTACCCAAGTCCCAAAAAGTAAATACACTCCCATTTCCAATATCGACATTTCCATATCTTTCCTCATTTTTTAAAATCTCAAGCTCATGGCCATAGTAGCTATTCTCAACTTGAGAAATGGCTTCATTCAAATATTCTTGACGAGCCATCGCATAGGATATTATCCCCGAGTCAACATCTTCTTGAATATTTTTATAAGGTCTTCCATCATAAGGACTAGTTTTACCAGCAAGCTCTGAATTAATGTCCATCCCTTCACCAACCCAATACGCAGTTTTTGTATCCCCCAGTTGATACCATTGTGTAAACCAGTTAGAATTTTCTTTATTATTTTCATATAATCTCCATAGATGATTTGATTTTCCTCGTAGTGTGCCATTGAATATAACGAATGCACTACCCTCTGTTAATATAGGTGCAAGAAATCCGGATACTTCCTCTTTATGTAATGAGAACTCTGATAACACATATCCTGATCCTCCTTGCCCAACAAAATTTAAATTATCTGTTCCATCAATCTTTATCCTAGACCCATTAATTAAGTCAAGAAAGAAGTCTGAATTGTTTTTTCTGCGTACTATTTCCGGTGGACAAAGTAAATCGATTAGTTTTTTACCCCCTGCCCATTCACAGATATTATCCCATAATGCTCTTTGCGCCCATGCTCTAGTTGGAAATAGATAGTAGTAGTTGCCTGGTGTTTGTATTGCACGCTTAATCATAGCATTGAATGAGGTTACATCTTTACCTGCTCGTCTATGCCAAGATATAACTGAATACTGTATACCACTATCAAAGGCTTTGAGAAAGGGTATTTGATAATCTCTTGGTTCAATAGTTGGTATTCTTATTTTCATATTTTTTTTCTGCGTAACATATCATACATATACTTTTTATGAGAAACCCTTGACTGTCCCACTCTTCAATGATTGGGTTATCTTCTGATTCCACACAGCAACACTCTTCGCAACTTTTATTTCTACTATACATTACTATACTATACTATACATAGGGTCTAACACTAGCCCCTATTAAGGGTCTAAATCAATATCAATTTCTAGTTCAAATTCACATCCACAGTAGGGACAGAAATCAGGATCATTCAAACGCATAGGCATATCTAGAATAAAAAATATATTTTTGCATAACATACATTTCATTGCAGCTAATCTATTTATATTTTCGAAGATACTAATTTCTTTTTTCCTTTCTTTGTTTTAGGTGGATTGTAATTTACTATTTCAATAATTATATCTTGGGTTTCTTCTCCTAGCCCAGCTAACCTAGCTAGTTTATCTGATGCTTGTGCATTACCTTTCGAGCTTTCTGCATATAAGTGTTCTAGGACTGATTGTCGTAATGCTTCTTTATTATCTAAATCGATAGCAGATTTTTTTGATTGTTCTTTTAGTTTTTGTTCTGATTTGTATATTTGGCTTAACTCACCACTATAGGACCATAGTTTTTTATTATCGGTGGCTATATCTTGTAAATGTGCGTATATCGCCTGTTGTGTTTTCATATACCCCATATCGCATATCCATAATTTGACAGCAAGACCAAATATTTAAAAAGTTGGTAGAGGTCTAAATGTACTACATACACACAAACAGACTCCGGCACCCCCCCCAAGAAAACCCCCCTATATAGATGTTGCTAAATTTATTTTTATATATATGGTTTGTTAAGCTGCTTTTCTTTTTATTTATTTTTTTATGTGTGCGATAAGAAAACCTGGTTTTAATTAGGCCAAAAAGATTAAACAATTTTCTTAATTTAATTA